AGGATTACGTGCTTCCGAAATAGCAGCCGGAGCTGGACAATTTGGAGTTCCTGCACAATACAGCTATTTAAATGAGTTTACTGGGCGTCCTGCGCAACCAGTTGCTGTAGATTCTTTTACAGGTCCGTATACACAACCCACACTAGGTACCGCCAGCGAAATTGTTGATAGGCAAATGCAAGCAGCTGGACTTACCTCTGCGCCTAGCGAACAAATAGGAATATCCACCTCACCTACAGCAACACAGGGCATTAGTCAAACTGGTAATTACGGAACTGATGCTGGTGATTTTGATATTTCTGGATATTCACCACCCGAGGATGATGTTGTAGGATTTGATTCTGGTGCACCAGATTACGGTATGGTTGATGACGTTGAGATTTCTGGGTATTCACCACCCGATGATGATGCTGTAGGATTTGATTCAGGCGCGTCTGGTGGTTATTCACCTGGAACTGGTAGTTATGCAGAAAACAAAGCGGCGGCTGATGACGCTGCGAAAGACCAAACTGGAAGTTCAACTGCAAGTGCAGTAACCGACAGTAGTGGTAATGCTGTAACTAGTACAGATGGTAGTGTAGTAACAAATGACCCACAAAAAGATAATAACGGTGGAGGCGGAGGCGGCGGCGGATGCGTTATTGCAACACATGGTGTTATGACCGGCGGATTCACTGTAATGGAAAAAGCTAAAGCCGAACTATGGTGTCAAAAGACTTATCATGGTAAATGGTATGGCGAAGCCTTCCGTAAAGGATATAAAGCGGCTGGCCTAAAACATGTAAATGCAGGAACCGCACCATCAGTATACCAAGAGTTTAAAGACTTTGTTGCCTATGGTAGAGGCGTAAAGAAAGGATGGAAACTTGGTATAAATTATTACTGGCGCACATTTAGTTTCTTTATCACTGGACTATTTATGAAATAAGTGATATAATTATTTTCACAGCCTATAATTAGGCTGTAGACGGCTACCCATCACCCCAATTCAGGCTACTGGTGGCCCCAACAAGGAGACTATTATGGTCCAAATGGCTGTAAAACCTGCTACGCCTACTGTAGCAATGAAATATAAAAGAGACGATTCCGCAGAAATTTCAGAACTAGAGGCACTACAAGCCGAACGAAACGCTGTTCTAGAAGAACAACAAGACGCTGAAAAAACTGAAAGTATGCCACCAGAAGAAAAAACATTCAAAAAACGATACGGCGACTTGCGCCGACATGCTCAACAAAAAGAAGAGCAGATGCGCAACCAAATAAGACAGCTTGAAGAACAGCTGTCATCAGCTACAAAAGAAGGCATTAAATTGCCTAAATCAGACGAAGAACTTTCTGAATGGTCAAAACAATATCCTGATGTTGCTAAAATTGTTGAGACAATTGCAACTAAAAAGGCACAAGAATTAGATTCTTCTATTGAAAAACGATTACAGCATATTGCTGAACGCGAAATTGAAACAAATCGCAAACGCGCTGAAACTGAATTGTTGCAGCTTCATCCTGATTTTGATGAAATACGTAACAGTGAAGATTTCCATGGTTGGGTACAAGAACAGCCAACTTGGGTACAACAAGCGCTTTATGAAAATGATAATGATGCTAAAGCTGCAGCACGAGCTATCGACTTATACAAGATTGACAGCGAAATCGTAACAAAAAAAGCTAGAGCACCTAAAGATAATAAGGATGCGGCTAAGTCCGTATCCACTAAAGGCTCCCAAACTCGGCCACAGTCAGATGAATCTGCCACACAGCTACGAGAGTCTGAGGTAGAAAAAATGAGTGCTAAAGAATACGAAAAGCACGCAGAAGAAATTATGAACGCTATTCGTAGCGGTAATTTTATTTATGATTTATCTGGTTCAGCTAGATAAATAAAGAATTGGCAAGTATTTAGTTAGTACAATGCTTGTCATATGTAGTATAGGCGAGGTAGCTCCTTGTTTATATTACAAATAGCAAACTACAAACATCTTAAAGATTACCTGAGTAACTTGGCCTACTAGATGCATGGACGGCCATCCTTGCATCATGTACACCCTATGTTATACAGCCTCTGCAAAGAATTGTACTGTTTGCATCTGTACAAAATCCAAAAATAAGGAGATGGATTATGGCTTTTCCAAGAGCTCCGGGTTATAACAACTTACCTAATGGTAATTTTAGCCCTGTAATTTACTCCAAACAGGTGCAGCTTGCATTCCGCAAGGCCGCTGTTTGTGATGCAATTACGAATAATGACTACTTTGGTGAAATTGCAAACTTTGGTGATTCAGTTAAAATCATTAAAGAGCCCGAAATCACCGTTAAGGCATATGAGCGTGGCACACAAATCACTGCTCAAGACCTTGAAGATGATGACTTCACATTGACCGTTGACAAAGCAAACTACTTTGCATTTAAAGTTGACGACATTGAGGAGGCACATTCGCACGTTAACTTCCAGTCTTTGTCAAGTGACCGTGCAGCTTACCGTCTCGCTGACCAGTTTGACTCTGATGTACTTGGCTATTTGTCAGGTTACAAGCAGTCTGCTCTCAGCGGTCGCCCAGACACAGTTAACACAACTGTTAATGGTACTAAAGCAGTTACCGCTGCAGGTTCAGATGAACTTCTTGCTTCAATGAAGCTAGATGCATCTGACTTTAATGCTGGTGTTGCTGGTCAGTCCATCGGACTGAAGCCTCGCGCTTCTGAGGCAGTTCCAACTACTGCTGGTGTTGCTAACCCACTTACTGTGATTGCACGTATGGCTCGTCAACTTGACTTGCAGAACGTAGACTCACAGGGACGTTGGTTGGTGCTTGACCCAGTTTTCATTGAACTGCTTAAAGACGAAGATTCTCGTCTGTTTGATTCTGACTTTGGTGGTTCTGGTCTACAGAATGGCTTGGTATTGAATAACCTGCATGGCTTTAAAGTCCATGTTTCTAACAACCTACCTACTCTTGGTACAGGTGCTGCTACTACTGGCGGAACCAATGCTACCAATTATGGTGTGATTGTTGCTGGTCATTCTTCATCCGTTGCTACTGCTGACCAAATCAACAAAACCGAAACTTACCGTGACCCTGACAGCTTTGCTGACATCGTTCGTGGTATGCATTTGTATGGTCGCAAGATTCTTCGTCCTGAAGGTCTTGTTAACGCCATCTACAACTTGGTATAAGGGGGGTTAAATCATGGCTTTTACAGCAGCAGTTTCACACGGCGTAAGTAATCCCAATCGTGGCCCTTACCTAATCCAGCGTACAATCGACTTTGCAGTTGAGACAACAGCCAAAGGTTCTGCACTAGCAGCGGCTGATGTTATTCCTGGTCTTCTTGTTCCAGCTAACCACATTGTCCTTATGGGCGGTGCACAGGTTATGGAAGTGATGACAGGTACTTCAACTGATTTGACACTTGATATCGGTTTCACCGGTGGCAATGTTGATTGGGTAGCTGACGGTTTTGATTATGATGGTGCAGCGGCAAATGCCTACACTGCCCCAGTAATCGCAGAGTTGCCAATTCAGATTGATGCAGCGGGTACTAATAACTCACTGGACGTTCTGATTAAGACTCAAACCGGTACATTTACAGGTGGTAAATTGCGTATCTTTGCATACGTAATGGACGCATCTAACATTGATGATGAAGATGGAATGCCTGGTGCAGTAGCACGTGACGTTGCCTAAACATTGATGTAAGCAGGGGGGCAGGGAAACTTGCCCCTCTACTTTCTTTACTTTATTTAAGGATGCAACATGGCATACGATTATTTAGGACTGACAAATGAAGTTATTGCTCGTATGAACGAAGTGCCTCTCACTTCTTCTAATTTTACAGCTGCGAGAGGATTTCAAATTCAGTGTCAGAATGCCGTGAATGATTCAATTAATTATATTAATCAACGTGAGTTTGGCTGGTCATTTACTCATAAAACTCAAACACAAAATCTAATCCCCGGAACCACACGTTATACTGTTCCAGCAACTACACAATCTGTAGATTATGATTCTTTTAGAATTAGTAAAAATCAAAATTTAGCTTCTTCGGGTATTACCTTAAGAATTATTGATTATAAAGAATATACACAAAGATACATTTCACAAGAAAATGATGTTACTGCCACTACTCTTAATGGTGGTATTAACGCCACTGTTACTACAATTACGGTAGTTTCTACAACAGGATTTGATACAGCTGGTACAATTCAAATTGAAAACGAAACAATTACTTATACAGGCATTACAGCGACAACCTTTACTGGTTGTACTCGCGGTGCAGATGGTACTACCGCTGCCGCACATGCGGATACTACAAGCTTAGCACAATTTACAGCAGGTGGAATTCCTAGCATGGTATTCCGTACACCCGATAATAATTTTGGTTTGTATCCTTATCCAGATAAGGCATACGAATTAGTGTATGAATATTTTGATAAGCCCAGTGCGTTAGTTAATGCTACTGATGTTCCTACAATTCCAGAACAATTTAGACAAGTCATCATTGACGGTGCTACGGCGTACTCATACCAATATCGTGGCGAAGCCCAACAATATGGACTTAATTTTTCTCGTTTTGAAGAAGGTATCAAACAAATGCAAACTTTGCTGCTTAACAGAGCAGATTACGTACGCTCTACTTACATACCATATTTACAAAGGTATGGTAATAGCGCAATTTTTTAGGATGATACCAAATGGCAGATGAGACCGGCCTTAATCCGTATTACTTTCCATTAGAGGGTGGTCTAGTCCTTGACCAGCCAACTTTCAATATGTCTCCCGGAATGGCTCTTGAACTATTAAACTATGAGCCAGATATCCGTGGCGGATACAGAAGAATTGATGGATACTTAAAGTGGAACCCTAATGTAGTTCCCTACACTTCAAGTGACACTGAGCCTGTGCTCATGTCTGCGTATTTTGCTGGAACTAACAGTATAATTGCTGCTCGTGGTGAAAAAGTATTCCGAGGTGGTACAACAGGCAACTGGACAGAAATTGATAATGGTCGTACAGGCGCTAATAAATATACACATTTTAGATATAATTTAAATGGCACTGAGCATATTATTTGGGCTGATGGTGCAAACCATGCAACTAAATACGATGGTACTACCGTAACTGATATAAACACTACGGGTGCACCAGCTGACCCCAAATATGTAATCGGATATAAAAACGCCTTTTTCTTTGCCGGTCATTCTTTAAATGTTGAAGAATTAATTTTTACAGCTCCCTATACAGACAACGATTTTAGCGTAGCTAATGGGGCAGGAGCTATACGAGTAGACAGTACTATTACGGGATTGTTTCCTTTTCGTAACGAACTGTTTATTTTTTGCGAAGAGCGCATTTTTAGATTAACTGGTAATACTATTGCAGATTTTCAACTGCAACCTGTTACTAGGGATGTGGGTTGCATTAACGGATTTACTATACAAGAACTTGCTGGTGAAGTTCTTTTTCTAG